CTACGACAGCAGACGTCCCACGCGCCGCACCACACGATGCAGCCGCGAAGGCACGGCGCGAACCTGAAGCGATGCCGCAGGCGGGTCCGGCGTCAACGGTGCGGCGGCCGCTTCCATGCGTGCCCAACTGGCGCAAGCGAATTCGACATCGGCGCACTGCTGCATGTGAACCAGAAACTCGAGTTCGTTTCTCGCGGTGTCGAAGAAGTTCGCGCACGACATGCTCAGCAGGCCGTTTTCGACGAGCAGCCGGCAAATCCGCGCAAACGTGGCTGGCGTGAACACCCAGACGTGCACGTCATGATAATTGCCGTTGGCAAAAGCATCCTGGGCAGCGGCCATGCCCTCCGCGAACGTATGCGCCGGCCGTCCACCGGACGGGAGGCCGGCCCAGATCGCCGCTGCATTGACGTCGTAACGCACATTCACGACATGGTCGATGATGGCCTGCGGCTGAGGAATGCGCGCCCGCACGATATGAGCGCTCAACACGTCGCTGATGCGCGATTCCTCCCGCATCAGATCGAAAGTAAAGCGCTTGTCGGGCACCGCGAGACGCAGTTGGCCATCCGGTTTGAGGATCGCGCCGATCTCGGCAAACCAGCCGACCAGATCGGGCACATGTTCGACCACATGGGATGCAATCACGTAGTCGACGGATTTGCCACTCAGCGCTTCGGAGAGCGATTGCTTGCCCCAGACGGCATCGACATCGACAAGCGCGCCGATGTCGACGTTCGGATCATGTTTATATTTTTCGCGCAGAACGTCTGTGCTGGCGTGGTCGATGTAATAGACCGTACCGTCCGATCGTGCCACCACCGGTCGGCAGAGTGCGCCGATTTCCGCGCCAATCGCGGTAGACAGATTCAGTCCAGATAGCAGCTTGACCTTGCGATCCATTGCGCGATCTCCGGGGTGGTTCCGCGGAAGTCTACCGCGTCGAAGGTCCGTTGGGTTGTGCGTTGCGCTATTGGGTTCGACGTGCGGGCACGGCGTGCAGAGCCCAGTTTGACGCTCGGTCGGCAAGCCAAAACAAAAAGCCGCTGAATCCTTGCGGATTCAGCGGCTTATCATTCGTTCCTGGCGGAGAGAGGGGGATTCGAACCCCCGATAGGCTATTAACCTATCCAATCGGCGATTACAAATCTCAGGCAAATCAGATCGTTAGACATCCTATTCTGTACCCCACCGGCAGAACATGAGCACTCGCAAAGCCTTGCTGGGCCTGGAGCCTATGCGCAGCAAGGGTACACTTTAGAAGGCGGGATTTGATCGCGTTATACTGTATATCCATACAGTGCTTTAATGCATCACCATGCGACACCGCAAGCCCCTCACCGCCGCCGAACTCGCCGAGATTTACGACCGTGAGCCCACCCCGACCGTGCTTCGTTTGTTGCAGGAGATTCATCGCCTGCGATCGACGGTCCTTCGCGCAGACCAGGTTCGAAGGATGATCGGCAAGCACGGCAGCGCCTACGTGGCAGGAAGCGTGTGGGAGTGTTTCGAACGGGAATTGGATGCGGAACCGTGCCTGACAGATCCTCCGACGCCGCGGCAGGAGGAAATCACGGCGAAACGAATGCGGATGCTTGAGGAGTGGCGCAAGAACGGCCGCAAACGAGACGCGGGGTAGCTTCCGGATTAAACGTCGGGCAAAATCGCGGTCAAATTGGACCGGGATCATAAAATGAAACGAATTGTCGCGGCGGGGTTATGTCTTTCGATTCTTAGCGGCTGCGCCATCGAAGGCATAGGCTTTGATGGCCGAAGGGATGCTTATCGGAATGCTGATCGCGATGGGCGCGACTTTGCGGTGTTGCATGCCGAGACCCGCGGTTCGGCATGGTATGCAGGATGGTGTAACGCAATTCTTCCGCACTTTGATCGGATGACCGACGAAAAGAATCGCGTCATCCGATACTGTGGAGCTATGCAATCCCAGCCTGAGCACGCGGCGACTATTCAAAGCGCGCTGGCTGCTGATCTGGGAAGGTCGATGTCAGCGGCGGATGCTCAATCGCAAAGGAATGCCGCTATTGCGGCTGCATATGTCCAGCAGCAAGCGAAGCCCGCGCCGGTCAATTGCACGTCAACCAAGTTCGGGAATACCGTCAACACGAGTTGCTATTGATGTGCGCCAGTGGGCGCGGGAGGCGGGATGACGTTGAAGCGCGCAATCAAGATAGCCTACGTTGGAACTGGTATTTCAGCGGCTCTCATACTAGGCGCGAAACAACCGGTAGTTCTCGGCATACTTGTGGCCGGAGTAGTCCTGCTCTTGATCCTAGCCTTCTTTGTCGTTTGGGTACTTGAAGATTGATCGTCACCAATGGCGAAATGAGCGCAGGCGATGCCCGGCAATCGAGCATCGCCTTCCGATCAACTGCGGCTTAGGCAGCGGCCACACCGTTCCAGTGCCTCCCTCCCCCGCCGAGTCGCACACCGACCCACATCAGCCACCGGCGCCACGCCGGCACACCGGTGACAGCCGACGCCTCGCGCAGCACTGCGTCGGCAATGTTGCGCGGCACGGGATGCGTCGAATAGATGAAGTCGTGCACCACGCTCGCTTCGTTCGACGTGCCACCGGCGAGCAGATAGGCGATCGGAATCCGCGGCACCGACGCCAGGTCCGTGACAAACCCCACCGGCACCGTGAACGTCATCTTGGCGACGTCAGACTGATAGACGAGCGGCGCCGTGAGGCGCCACAGACCATCATCGCGCGGCGTGGCGTTCTCCATCTGCAATTCGGTCAGGAACGCACTCACGATGGAGTCACTCCGGACGCGGGCGCCGGTGCGGCCGTCGGCGTACCGAACTGGGCGAGCGCGGCAGACAAGGCCACCTGGAACGCCATCAACCCGATTTGCGCACTCGTCTTCGCCGCGTCATCGATCGGCAGCAACCCCACCACCTGCACGGCCGCCGGGATCGACGTATTCACGAGGTTCGATACGGTCGAGGGATCGATCGACGCATTGGCGGCACACAGCGCGGCATTGCCCTTCACCAGCTCGCCGAGAATGAGTTGCTGGGCGGGATCCGATACCGTCATTGCCTTGACCGACAGCAGCGTCGGCTGAACGACCGCGCAGGCCTTCGTCACCTGCGTCTGAAAATCGGTCGCGACGGTCACGGTACCGGCGCAGCCAGCGAAAGCGATGGACAGGACAAGGCCTGCCGCAAGCAGCATAAGCTTCTTCATGGAATTTCCTTCGGAGTGTTGCCGCGGGCGCGGCGAGGTGGTTACTGCGAGATCGGCGTAGCGGATTGCTTAGCCGCCACGCGCGCGGCGACGTAGTTGAGCGCAGCGTGCGCGCCGGCGACCAGCACGCCAGCAACGAGCGACGAAACGCTGGCCGGCACCGGCACATGAAACACCAGGCCGAGAGCCCACTCGACTGCGGGCATGAGGGTGGCGGTCGAGATCGCGACGCCGCCAGTGACGACTGCTGAGTTTTGAGCCATAGATGCTCCTATGCTGCGTGGTGAATGACTTCGGCAGCCGAGAACTGATAGCCCTCTTTGCCGTACTTTTGTGCGATCCAGATTGGGAACGGCAGCGCATGCATGCCTTCGTCTTTCCCGATGTGGTGCGCCTTGCAAAGCAACATGCCGTTGACCGTCATGTCGTCGACGAACTGGGTCCAGTCGGTGAAGTGGTCCCAGTCGAATGCCTTGATCGCCTCGCCCCATACACCGGCCTGCGCATCGAACTTGAAGCGCTCCCAATCGATCATCTCGGCGAACGAGCGCTCGATCGGGTGGTGATGCGCCTCGAGCGGATGGCCGCTCTCCTCCGCCGTCGCGTTGCAGATGAAGCAGCGGCCGCCGGCGCGCGAGATCAGCGCCTTGCGCGTGCGCTCGAACAGTGCGGTGGTTTTGCGCGGCTCGTGGCCGGGGATATTGACGTCGACAGTCAACGTCTCTTTCTCTTCGTGGATTTGGGTAACGTCGGTCATGGCCGTAAACGAAAAAACCCGGCACGAGGCCAGGTTTGGTTGTGGTAACAACTGCTTGCCAGCAAGCGAATTCGGAAGTTTTTTCGTCTTGTACGGAGAAAGGGAAATTGATACCTTCATGACGCGCGCGAGGCATATCGTCCCCCACGCGTGTGTGTCTGAGCGGCGCCCCGACCTCCGGCAGCGCCGCTCTTTTTTATGCGCCGACTCCCATTGCCTTCTTCGCGGCGCCGTAAAGCGCCAGCCTTTCGGAATAGCCGTTCGGCGTTGCCTTCGACGCTGCATTGCCGATGTTCACCGTGCGCGAGACGCCGAGGAAATCGCCAGCATCCGCGAGAGTGTTGAGCTTGCGGTTGAACCAGTACCAGCCTGCGGACATCGTGGCGCTGGTTGGTTGCTCGAGCAGCTCGGGGTGATTGAGCAGATCGAGGTCGAGGCCGATCGCCGCGAGCGTGTAATTGCGGCGGCCGGTGATTTGAATCAGGCCGCGGCCGCAGAATCGGAGACCGTCGCCGGGCTGCGTGTTGCCCAGTTCGCTCGCCTTCATCGACGGCGGCTCGTACGCGGTTTGCGCTAACGTCGGGCCCCAGAGCTCTTTCGTGAAAACCAGCCGAGCCGACTCGACGCCGACGGTCGCGAGGAACGCGGCGACGCTCAGCGGCGTGGTGATCCCGTACTTGTCGCACGCTGCCTGAAGCGGCTGCACCCACTGCGATGCGCGCATGACGGTCGAGCCGCACCCCGCGGCAACGATGGGAGCAGTCAGGTTCATAGCACCGCCATCAGGAATTTGAAGCAGTCAGCCAACCATCCGGGAAACCGATGGAACTGCGTGTAGAACCAGAATCCGTACAGTCCGAGCAGCGGCAAGACGATGGGAATGAACACCTGTCTCTGGAAGAAGCGCCATGAGGCAGCGAGGCGACACATGAACCGCGCGCCGGCGGCGACATCGCTCAGAATGCTGCGGATGAGTGCGGTGTCCTCGGCGACCTGATCGGCTGTCGCCTCCACCTTTCGAGTGACCTTGGTGTTCTCGGCAATCGCCGCGTCGTGCGCCACGAGGTATTCGACAACGTGCGCGCGGAACTCCGGATCGGGCATCGTCAACATGTCTTTGGCTTCCATGAATCCCCGGAAATAAAAAAAGCCGCCCGGAGGCGGCTGGTCAGTTTTTGATACACTACCGCCCGGATGCCGGCAGCAGGTCTATTCTGATGTTGGAATCCACAGACCCTATGCGTCTAGCAGCGCATGGGGTCTTTCTGTTTGCGAAAGCCATAAACGACAAAACCGCCTCATGGGCGGTTTTCTGCTTGCTACAGCAGCTTTTTCAAATCAACCTGTGGTTTTTTTCTTTCTCAGCCAAATGCTCCCGCCTCTATTTTTCAAACAGAGTGGCATGTTTTCACGGAAATAGTCTGGGTGAAAGTGTTCTAAAAACGTATTAAACGCGACAATCTCGAAGTCTGAATTATTTTGCAGGAATGCTCGTAGCAGATATGCTTCATTCCATGCCCTACCTTCATCTATCCATTGCTTTGCATACTCAAATGGATAAAAAATATCGTGAAAGTGAATGTAGACTCCTTCAGCGAGTGAAGGCAGCACATTGAAGATAATGTGATTCACATCGCTGCCAGTTCTGCTGACGTGCGTCGAGTCTACGAACAAAATGTCGTTTTCTTCCAGCGAGACAAACAGAGAATCCTCAACGTCTTGCACCCGTTTTCCGTGTACCCGAATCCTGTCAAGGTCACCGTCTTTGAGAAGGGAATGCAGAAGATTCGGGTATGGCTCGACGAAAGTACACTTTATCGAATTATCGAACCATAGCTCGTTTGTATCTAGCAGCATGCATGAGGAATACCCCGACCCAACTTCTATTACCTTTTTCGGCTTTGCGTACCGAATCATTCCATTCAGGAAGATTCCATCCGAATAGCTGTATGCTGGGTTTTCGTAGTGGTATCGAAGTCCGTCCACCTTTTCAGATTGAAAAGGTAGGTCAGGATAGTAGTCTTTCAGCACGTCAAGCAATTTGAGTTGCTTGTCTTCGCGCAAGTCAATACCCGGCATAGTACGAGGCCAACTGGCGAAAATCCTTGCCGCGTCTCTGCGTAACTCTTCCTTTGGTGCGATTGGCGAATAAAAATGACCATTCGGGACAAACGGCGGGCCTTCGCCGAACAGGCGGAGATCGGCTGCCTGCTCGTCAATTCGTTGCCTCGCTTCCTGAAGGTCGGCAACTAGAAGCTCACCTTTCCCCCAAGCTTCGTCACGCTCGCTAACCGCTACGCTCAGAGCTTCACGGATCCGTTCCGCCTCTTTAGCAAGCTGCTCCAATCTTTGACGGAGATCGTCCGCCGTCTGGGTGCGATCCTCGACAGTCCGACGAAGATCACCGGCAGTTTGACTGAAGTCGTCGCGCTGCTTGAGTAGTCCCCTAAAGGGGGGCATACGTTTGACGATGTCCCTAAGACGGCGATTCGCTTGCTCCGACATGACTCGATGCTCTCCCGATTTATTCGTGTAGGCCTTGGCGCGCTTTCCCTTGGACAAGGCTGTCCGATTCTATCGGAACGTACCGGAAAAATCTTACCTCGCGTTACATACGACCAAAAAGCATCTTGACCGTTAGCCCCAAAGGGGCTACTCTGATGCTGTTGGGTAGCGCGTCGCGCAGCCCGCCACCTCCGAAAGGATGACCATGAAACACTCATTTCGAGTGCGCGTTCTTCGCGCTATCAGCAATGCCAATCCACTATGTTCCACCCACGCCAGAAGCCCTGCGCGCGCAGAAAGAGCGCCTCAGGAAAACGGGCGATCAGATGGCGACGATGTACGGACTTGCCGGCAACAACCAGTGGCGCAAGTACACCGGCGGTCACGATCCACGACCAATGAGCCTGCCTATGTTGTTCCTCGCCGGAGCGCTTCAGAATCGCAACGCGACGGTCGACGAGGTGCTCGAGTGGTGCCGGCGCGAGACCGGCGCGATCATCGACCTGGACGTGACTACCGATTCCCGGGCGCTCGCTGGCGATCCGGAGCAGTAGCGACTCTTTCCGCATGTGCGTTGTCTGCATGTGGTGGGGGCGGTGGTGGGTCCTCGTCAGCAAAAACTACCCAGACCGGCATCATTTATGGCGACACAACCACCTGTGTGCTCAACGGTCCGTGCGTCACTACGCCAGCCGCGCCGTCTAACGCCAATCTCGCCAGCGCACCGGTAGGTGCCAGTCCCGTGCTGATTGAAGCGTATGGCGATTCAACGCAGCGCGGCATCACATACGATCCGGCTACAGGTACGTATCCGCAAAATCCGGGCAATGCACCCGCATATCTCGGTTGGGCGCTTCAGGCTACATACGGGCCAACCGTGCAAGTATCCAATCAGGGAGTCAGCGGAACGACAGCTACGCAGTTGCTCAATGGCACTGACGGCGTACATCCAGATTGGCGCACGCAGATGCAGAATTCGAAGGCGCAGATCGTGACAATCAACCACTTGATCAACGACGCGTACGAACAACAGGAAACGGCACAACAGTATGGCGATTCGCTCACGCAACTCGTCCAGACCGCGCAATTTTATGGAAAGACAGTCGTGCTCGAAGAGCCAGCACCGACTTGTGCAGACCCGGTTAAATACGCCACGCAGGAGCAGTTTATTGGCGTCATGGAATGGGTTGCCTCCAATCTGAACGTCAACATCGTGACCGAAGATGCTTTTATAAAAACCATCACCGGCTGGCAGTCGCATGAGCCTGATTGCATCCACCCCGACGCCTACCTGTACCAGATCATTGGCGATCGGGAAAATTCGGTGATCTCCCCGATCGTCGGCTGGTACGCGCTGCACTAACCACGCACAGCGAGACTGGATGTCCCCTGAAAGGAACCAGTCCCGCTGGTCGCAACCGCGCCGTATAGCGTAACGTAGTGCAACCCTTCAGTCGGTGTGATGTTGATTTCCGTGTTGAACCCGACTCCCGTACTCGCGAGCGGCGAAGGAGATACGAAGTTCGATCCGAACAGGCTGCCATCTAGCGACGCCTGGCTCAGACATCCCGCGCCGCTGCCAACGGTGTTCGTCGAGTTGCCTGCGAATGTCGCTCGTACACCTTCGTCCGCCCAGGAAAGGAACGAGATACGGTTTGACGTGCTCAACTCCGTTGCGGAGGTCGAAGTGGTCGTGTTCGGCCCAAAGGTCGCGCCGCCGAGTTTGATGCGGCGATTGAACCAGTTCAAGCACCCGATCAATGCGGCCGAGTCCACGAATTGCGAACTCGCGTTGGTTTGGATCATCCCAATCAACGTCAATGCCGTGTTGCCGCCTTGGGTTTCGACACCATTCGGCGCCGTACCATGCCCCGTAGTTGACAGCACGAGCGCCGGAGACGCAGTCGTACCTGACAGGTAGACATAGTAGAGCGTGGACGCGGAAAGGCCGCTGTTGCTGATTGATACGCCTGCAGATGGAAGTTGGAGCGGGACACCATTGACGATAACGCTGTTGCCGTTGTACGGCTTCAGAATGAGTGACGTGGTGCTGGCAACGGACAGGCGACATTGCCCATGTCCAATGATGCCAAGCTGCCCCGATGTTCCGAGCGCCTTGATGGCAGTTAGCACCTGGTTGTAGGTCGTTTTGCTCGGCGTACCTCCGCCGGCCACAACGATCGCGCGCAGCTCTTCCTGAATCATGTTGAACCAAGATGCGCGCTCGAGCGTCGCTGGCACTCCTGTGGCAGGATTCCCCTCGGTCCAATAACCTTCGGTTCCTGCAGCTTCTGGAGTCGGTAGAGACGTGGCCGCCGTTGCGTCGTCAATTCGAAACATGTGACCTCTTATGCGTATGCAAAGATTGGAATCGTGTGGGCCGGCATAATTGCTCGGAATTCGCACTCCAGAACTGCGTTCCCCCATGCGGCTAATGGGTCGCCTGCAGCCGAAACGCCAACACGCGACCTGACGATGGTGTTGAGCGGCGCAGTGATGAGCCACGCGAAAGCCCAGTCCACTCCACAGAGTGGCTGACCTACCCTGCTTTGCCCGACACGCGCCGGTACAAATTGGGTAATGGTCACCGTGTAGCCGAGACTTGCAGCAAAGCCGATGAAGTACGGAATCGACGCTCCACCGATGTTGGTGAAACGCGCGACAACCTGGCTTCGACGCTGAGGTATCGTCGGCGCCACGCCCGCACACGGATCAGGCAGCCCAAGCGTTGACTCCCACTCCGGAAGCAGCTCGTAGGTTGTCGATGGGAACGAATCGATCAGCAGGTAATTGGCCCGCGCTGTTTGGCGCTCGTAGCACGGGGCCAGGCCTGATAGCACTTGGGTCTGCACTGCATCAGGGTCACGTGGCCAGACTCGGCCACGCGGTAAAAGCGCCTGCATCGCCGCGAGAAAATTCGCGGCGGTGAAGTTTGGTGCGAGCATCGAGCCCTCAGCTATAGATCACGTTGGCAAGCACCGGGAGAGAGCCAAAGCTGCCTTGGATGTTGCCCGGATAGGTCGTGGTGGTCACGCCAATCACGCCTTGCACTAGCGTGATAACGAAGCCGCTCGTTCCTGAGATCGCAGCGATCGCCGATTCGATGTCGGATCGGTTGATCGTCCCAGCGCGCGGATCGCCGTTCCGGAAAAACACATCCGCAATGGCGGCCGAGATGGCTGCACGCGTCGCCGTCGATGCGGATGTCAGACCGGAGATCGTGAACGTCAGGTTGTTCGCGATCGGCGAGACCGAGTAAATCAGGGCGGTTACAGGTTGCTCAGACACGATCGCGTCGGCCACCACTAGCTGGTCGCCTGTTGCTAGGGTCCCTCGCGGAACGCCGCCCGGCCCCTTGTCGTATTGCGACACCCCATTGGTCCCTTGCGGGAAGCCGCCGTGAGCCGCTTCAGCGTCGTCCCACATCGTATAAATGACGACGGTGCCCGCACCGAAATTATTCGGTGCGCACCAGGCACGCGTGACGCCGGCGACGGCTAGAGCCCATCCGACGTAGTCGTTGACGTCGCCACCCTGCGGCGTGTTCTGATAGGCCTCGAGCATCCGGCTGCGAAGCGGGTCGTTATCTTCGATGTCGGCACCAGACTGTACATTCGCAACGACGGTACCGCTGGACTGGATTCCGTCGACGGTGGCGCCGAGGGCCATGGTCGCGCCAACATCAGTGTTTCCGGCAGATCCTGCGACGTCCGCGAGCACCGTGACGGTGACTGTTCCATCGCCACCGACGGACTGCGTTGCCGTCGTCGTGTATGAGGTGCCGTCGCTTCGGACGACTGGCGTTCCAGCATTCAGCGGCTTGCCAATCGTTCCATTGAAGACAATCGAGAAACTTGCCGGCGTCGCAGCTTTTCGGTAGACCTTCTTCAGTGCCGCCCACCCTTCCAGATACTCATCTTCAGCAGTAAAGGGGACTGCTTGCAATGAAATCCAGTCGAGATAGCCCATATGCATGTTCGACATGCCGGCCTGCACCTTGCCGACGACCTTCAATACCGCGAACCGCAGCAGCGCGTCGGCACCTTCCAGCGCGGACGCAATATCGGCCGCCACCTCAGTAATCAAGGTGGAAAGCGTCTTTCTTTGGAATGGCATATCAGGAGAGCTGGTTCCAGGCCCACGCGTACGTCAGCGGTATCTGCGGGCCGGTCGGTTGATAGAGGATGATCTGCGCACCGAGAAACGTGTCGCGCGTCCATTCCGTCTGCACATCGATGCTCGCGACGACGCCATCGTCAACAAGCCACTGCAGCGCCTCGACGATGTAATCGCGCGCGTTATTGAGCACTTCCTGAGTCTGCTTCGACCTGTCCAGCAGCCAGAGCCGCGAACCGATCGGCTTGCCCTCGCCGATGTCGCCCCACCAGCCCCGCGGATCGCCGGTACCGTCGGGAATGACGTCGTCCGGATTAGCCTGCCGGTCGGTGAAGAGGCTCACGAGAACAGCCGACTGAAGGTCGTTCCCCGTCACCAGCGCCGGTGCGATGAACTGCCAATCGCCCCGACTATTGTCGACGTCCCAGACGACCGAAATGTCAGACATTCTTTTACTCCTGCTGATTCGGCGCGTTTGACGTCCGCGTGCCGCCGCCCGTCTGAATATTCACCACATCGTGTGTGTGAGAATTTGCGACTTGCCGCATACCCGCCATCGTTCGAGTGTTCGTATTGCAGTTGTCGAGGATGTCGCCGGTACACCTTAGAAGCGGCGTGTCCGCGGTGATCTGAGGTGTATTCGTGATCTCGACCGGTTTGCCGCCGCCGTTCACGACGATGCCCGCCGCCGAGAGATAAACCGATTGCCCGCTGTCATCGTAGATCGCCACCTCACCGGTCGCGAGCCCCTTCATTCGATACTTCGCGTTGGAGGTAGCGATCACGATCCCATCGTTGCGATCACCGTTTTTGGAAGCGATCACCGCCTGGGTGCCATTCGGAGGATTTGAGGTGAAGCCGTACTCGGCGTAACGCGGAATGTCCGGAATCAATTCCAGACCGTTGACACGCAGTTGCAGCATCTGCACGGGCTTCGTGTCGTCGACGAGCGTGACCGAGCCGCGCGCCATCATCAGTAAGATCCGGCGCGCCAGCCTGTTCAGTTGGTCGAGCATTATTGCTGGGTTCCTGTCTGGATCGATTCGTCCATCGGCAACACGTCGAGCGCGATCGGCTCCGGCAGAAAACCTTGCCGCGGCCCGAAGACCAACTCGGCATGCGTCCCCAGCTTGTCGAGGATGAATGTCACCTCAGCAAGCAGCAGAATCGTGTTCTCGGGCACACCGACCGTATCGGCTGACACCGGGTAGTTGGTGTTCGGGATCCACGGTGAACCGCTCGCGTCGCGCCAGTTATCGACGAGCACGCGCACGCGTCGCGAACGTCCATAGGACCGCGACGCCATCCAGTTCACGCGCTTTTCGACGAATCGACGGTCGGTCGCGCTTTGCTCAGAGACAAAGTACGTTGGCCGGAACCGCCCAGTGCTGTTCTTAGCCACCACGGTGACGACAGGGAGGTTCGTGACGCCCTCGTCGTCCGCGCCGGCGCTGTATGCGCTCAGCACCGCATTGAACGTGCTGAAGGTCCCGAGCGTGCTTTTGGTGCACACGATCGCTTCGATGTTCTGCCCAAGCGCTACGCCTGACGCGCCCAATTCCGTACCGGCGGTTGAGATCGTCAGTTCACCCTCTTCGCTCTCGAAAACGAGCAGACCGCAGTAGCGCGCATAGCGCTCTATCACTTCCCACGCCGTTTCTGTGATGCTCACGAGCTGCCGCGGCAAGACAGGAAGCTGGTCGAGAATCGCTTGCGTCCCGTTCGGAGGAACAAACACACTCACACCATACGGCGCCGTGATAGCGGCGCACAGCGCCGTAAGCGTCGTGTTGGCATTGACCTTGTCGATACGGCACGAACAGTCAACCATATCGGCAAGTCGGCCGCGACCCGTTAGCGTGATCACATGCGCTTTCGGTGCCAGCGTCTGCTGAATCGTCTCAATGAAGCCCGAGAGCACGACGTCGTCACCGATCGAGATCTTGGCCGGTGCGCCCTCGCGACCCACCAATTTCAGCGTGTTCGCGTCGGCAGAGCATGTCAGCTCGAACGACGACGTCGCGACTTCAATGGACCGGGAGATCCGTACAGCCTTCCACCCCGTCAGCATCAAACCATCATCGGTAAGCAGCACTCGAACTTCGTCTGCGGACGGCTTCGCGCCAACGGTATCGACGATGCGGTCAGCACTCGGCATCAGAAGTTCCCAGGTGAATATGAATACTGATCGCCCAAAGGCGCTTGCTGCCTATCAGTGGTTAGCGTTGCATCCACGTTCGGCGACGATTCGACGTTCACGCTCGTGCCCGGCGGCGCATTCTTGTGGACGATCTCAATTCGCATCTTCCCTGGCGTTCCAGTTGCATCACCGAGTTGGCTGTCGAGCTCGCGTGCAATGTCCGATCGGATCGCGGCCTCTCCGGCCTTGTCCGTCGGACGCTCGTACAGCGAGGAGATCCGTTCAGCGGCTTGCGCCGCGTCATTCGATTGCAGGAGCGCGTTTCCGGCGTTCGCTTCAGTGTGCTGCAACTCCCACAACGAGAAGCCCATCTGCTCTTCAGGTTTGGCGAGTGCGAGCGGCCGGCCAGACCATTGCTCATAGAGTTTCTGGCGATCCGGTCCCCACTGAAATAGGCCCGCGAATTTCCCGCTGTCGTCGACGGCGCGTTCGTCTAAACTGCTTTCACGGAATGCGTTGGCCGTCATGCCGATCGCCTGTTCACGCGACAGCCCGTGATTCAGGTACCACTCGACCATCGAGCGCGCATTTTCCTGCTGCGCACCGTTGCCGAGAATCCCATTCTCCCGGAATTGCGACATCGTCTGGTTGCCGCGGCCGCGCAGTCGGTTACCGAAACGCTCGAATCCGTCCCAGAGCCGTTGCTGCGTGTTCTGCTCATCGCCGGGTGCGGCTTGCGGGCGCGAACGCCCGCTCGCGGCATCGAGCCCGAACTGAATGCCATTCAGGAGACCATTGAGCGCCGGTTCGAGATCGCTGAGGATGGTCGTCTTCAGCTTGTCGTATGTGACGCTCAGCCTGGCCGACGCATCGGCATATTCCTTCGCCCGTCGAATGTCGTCGTCCGTCGGGATGTAGCTTTTCGCGGCGAGCAGATCGGCGGATACCTGCACCGGCCCCCGATTGAGAAAGTCGACCAGCTGGCCCGCGCCGGCCGCGCCAAGGAAGTTCTGAGCGCCGCCATACTTGCCCTGAGACCGCAGAATCTCTGCGTATGAGGCGAGCTTAGTCAAAACCGACTCAATCGACTCCATTCGAGCCGGATTGGTCGAGATGCCGGCGGCCTGAAATCGCTTCAGTGCCTCCGGATTGCGGTTGTTCAGCGCGTCGCTGTATGCTTGCCGCACCTGCTCAATACCGCCGTTCGCCTGCTCGGGCGACAAACCAGCCAGACGCCCGGCATATTGCACGCTGTAGGCGTTCTGCGTGGAAAGACCGCTTCGAACACCGAGGTTGCTCATCGAGCGGACCGACGAAGCCCACTCAGATTCGATCTGGGCAATCTTTCCCACGAGCGCTGCTACCGCGCCCGTGATAAGCCCTGCCCCGCCTACAAACCGCGTGACGGCCGAGATTGCGCCGCCGCCCGAAGTGAGACCCATGCTGATCGAATCGCCCAGCTTGTCGATCTTGCTGCTGCGGATCTTGTTCCCGAGGCTTTCAATGCTCGAACGCACCTTCCCGATCGGGCCGGACGCGCCGTCCTTGGCGGTGATCGAGATTGCAATTTTGTTTGCCATGGGTCATCGCTGGAGAGCGGAACCCGGCAACGCCGGGCGCCTATTGCGCGAGTGCCTTGAACGATTTCGGGCAAAACGCGGGGTGAATCGGATCAATCTGGGTCGTCAGTTCATCAGCGCGCGTGGCGTCGCGATAAACGCGATTTGCGAGCACTAATACCGGCATCGACGCGGCAAAGTCGAAGGTCCGGATTGACGACAGCCCGGCGCCGCGCTTATTCAGGTCTGCAACGACCGCGGCGCGCAACGTGCGCAGTGCCTCATACGTATCGTCTTCGCCCTGGTCACCGGCAATATCGATCTCAGCGTCGAGCAGCGCGGACACCTGATCGCGCATGCTCGCCGCGTCATCGCTCGACGTCGGCTGGTACGTTGACGAGGCAAGCGCAACCGAAGCAATTGCCGCGCGGCGGAACATGTCTCCGCAAGCTGCCTGCATCTGTCCCATCGCCATCCCGATTACGGACGCCGTCGTCGTCCCGCTCGGCGTGAACCCAGACAGCGACGACAGCAGCCGTACGCCATCAGCGGGGTCCGTCGTTGCGGCCAGCACCGAGGCCGTCAGGCCTTGCGCCGCCGCCGAGAAATCGCCGACCGTCGAGGCATCGAGCGCTCGCGCAGCTGCATCAAGCGTTGACGACGCGGCCGTCACGCCAGCCCGCGCCACCGTCGCAGACTCAATGAGGCTTTCTGTCGTCGCGCCGGACTGCGCCGTCGACGAACTGGGGTATTTGCTGAACGTCGGTAACGTTGCGCTGCCGGTGAAGCGCCCGAAATCACCTGGCAGATTCGTCAGCAGCTTGAACAGGTTCCGCGCGTCGCCAACGAGATTCTTCGCGAACGTGTACCAGCCGACGGCGGTATTGACTGCCTCGCCGAGCACCGCCGCGCCCTGCAGGATCGCCGCGCTCGCCTTCCGCGCGAAGTCCGCTGCAGCCGCGAAATTCAATCCGCCGAAGGCATTCGAAACCGCCTGAGTCGTTGCCGTCTCGCTGGTCGGAAATGTCCGCGGCCCACCTTCAATGAATTCGAACTGGAATTCGAAGTAGCGGCCTTTCTCCCATCGCTCGATGGACCGGAAATCCATCAGGCTGACGGTGCGACGCCCGAGCGTCGGGTGTACGAGCGAGCCATCGCCGGCGGTCTCGCACGCCGCGATCAGCACATCGCGCTGAGCAATGACATCGTCGCCGACGACAAACCCATACAGGCGAATTCGCCGCGTCCCGCGCCCAAGATCCTCAACCCAGGGCACATCGCGCTGCGGGTATTCGTGCAGCTCGTTGCGGCGGCCAAATCCTCCTTCACTGCCGAGCGAGACAAAAGGCACGCCGCGAAACGACGCCGGCCGCAACTGATCGAAGTACGACCCAGTCGAACCGCCGAGGCGCGCAGCAAGTGAACTGGCAAGGTTCGTGATCCCGGACGCCGTGCCGAGCACCGCGCCGGCGCCGCCGGCGATATTCATGTCAGGCTCCCATCTGCTGTCTCATACGCCTGGCTCGCTCGAGCCGCCGCACTGACTCGGTAAAAGTCATGCCTTCGACGACATCCGGTCCCCACCGCATGAAGTGGGTTAATTCGTCGAGGCGGTCTTCCCACCCCTCAGGCATGTCGGTGCACTGGGCGATCAGTCGTCCGAGTCCGGTGATCGCCGAACCTGAAAACCGTTGAAGTAGCCCACCGCGGAGAGAAAATCACGCGCGCACAGGGCGCGAACCGCGTTCTTCGGATAGCCGCCCACGAGGCTAATGCGGGCAACTGCCGCAGCGAAAGGTCCGCCGGCAGCCGCCGCCTTCCGGTTCTGCTGGTTGGTCGGCTCGCAAAGGCTGAGAGATGCCAGATTCAGAGGGCTTTCTTCCTTCGTGATCTGCACTGGCTTTACGAGGTCGATCACGATCTCTTCTGGGCTTGCAGACGGATTGGCAACTGCTGCGTGACCGAACGAGGCGATGAAGTCTTCAGCCTCGTTGATCTGGCTGCCGTACATCTGGTCGACCACGTCGATCGGCACGCCGCTCAGGAGCGCGATCAGCGCGATGGACGTACCGAATTGACCGCCCGATTTCTCCGCGGTTTCGTACTCGCCAGCCGTTGCCTCACGCAGTGTGATCTCCGTCACGATTTTGGCGGAATCGCCCTTACCGTACGAGATCGGCTTTCGCAGCGTGATAGTTTTCGTATCCTGCATCGATCAATTCTCAGTGACCGCGCCTTGGAGGCCTTCCCAATGCGCGGTGAATTTGGCTTCGGTGGTGTCGACTTCCTGCGCTTCGACAGTCCACATGTTCCGACCGATCACGGTCTTGCCGTTGGCGAGCTCGAGCACGATCGTCTGGCTGCGCATCGCGTTGAACGCGGCGAGACTCAGGCCGCCAGAATCGCGAATCGACGCAGAGATCGACGGCGGCTTTGGCTTTTCGCTGAAACCATGCACGGTGTCCTGACCGCTCAGCGACTCGCGCGTCACGATGCCGACGTCGTACTTCAACTCGCCCTCGAGTTGATAGTTCACCCCGTCTACCGTCAGGTACGCGGTGCCGGCGATGAACGTCGTGTTGTTAGCCATCTGAGGCTCTCCACAAATGAAAAAGCCGCCCCAGTGGGCGGCACACAGCGTTGACGGGAATGCTTACGACTGGGTGGTCGAGAGCCGGAACTGCGCCAGCAACGCGAAGATTCGCAGCTGGTTGATCAGCGTGCCAGGCCAAAGCACGTCGACGCGGTTCGGGTTCGATGCGTTCTGCTCGACGACGATCGCTTGCGCGAAGATGTCGCTCCCTTGAACGTAGCCTTCATACTCCATCGCCCGATACTCGGCGATCTGATCGGCCTTGATGATGTTCGGCGTAACGATCCCCGAGCCCGGCGCGAAGCGCGTGCCGTTGGCGGCCAGCTTCACGCGCGCATACTTCGTCGTGACCATCGTCCGCAGTCGGCGCAAGACATACGCCAGCAGGAACATGGTTTCGATTTCTAGGTAGCTGTTATCGGGCTGCCCGAACGCGTTGAGCTGGTATGTGGTGATCAGGTTTTCGATCGCCACCGTGCCGTCGCTCGCCACCGTAAAGGTGGAGATGCCGTCATAGAGCAGCGTATTGCGCTGGCTCAGATTGAACCGCGACTGCAGCGGAGGAGCCAGCACGCCGGCGAGCGCCACGGTCTGCATCGGGATGCCAGGATCAGCGCGTACGCTGACGGCAGTAACTGCCGCGAGCGCGGCCGCCCATTGCCAGGACGGTGACGGCGAGTCGTTGAAACCCATCACCGATTCGTGCTGGTTGTTTCGCGCCGTGCCGAACGTCGTCAGGCCACCCCACGTGCTGCGGTACGCGCAGAACACGTGACCGAACACCTGTTGCTGCCAACTCCAGCGGCCCGTCTGGTCGTTCAGGAACGCCTTGAGCGCGTCGAGTGACGT